TTTGATTTGTATGTTTTAGTAATTGTGGTTCTATTGCTTCCGCAAGTTTAAGAATGGGAATGGATTGAATGATGTCCTCTTTGTAACCCCTATGTAAAAGGGGAGCTACTAAGTGTTGTAGTGGTTGAGAATAATCTATTGTTTTACCATGCTTTAAGAAATAAGCAGTATCAACATCATTCAACCCTTCCCTTACATTTGTAAAAGATTGTAGTAGCTTTTTCTTTTGAAATACCCACTTTTCACCGACTGTATTCAACAACTCATTTATTTGCTCATTAGAGAGTGATAGAGCGTCTGTATGTTGTTGTGGTATGATATACTTGTCCGATTGAGTTTGGATGAATACAAACGATATGGGAGTGTTTTGCGGATGCTTCTCATTATCTACCCACAATGGATACCAAATAGATAGTTCCGTTTCCAACAATCCCTTTAATTCGTTTAATTCTACAATAGACTCTATAATTCTCATTGGAACAAAGATACAAAAAAAATCCCAAACTACCAAATAATAGTTCGGGATTGTTGTGGAGGTGATGGGATTCGAACCCATGTCTTACAAAGTAACCATAATACCAGCATGTCACACGTTTAGGATAAAGTTTAATCTTATTCACTTTCCAAAATAATTGGGGCCGAATGGTTAGTTCAGCGATTCCACCAACCTATCAGTTTTAGGGAGCCGATAAGTAATGCTCCGGGTTGTTCACTTCTATTTAAACCCCACGAGTGATGCGGGTGGTGATTAAGCTGCTACAGCGTAATCGTAAGCTCCTACAAATGCCATAGCATCTTCGAAGTTCCAAGTAGATAATTCTACGTCGGTTATTGTTTTGTACAGATTTAAAGACATCTAGCACTTCTGTCTACGTGTGATACTATAATTCTCATTGTAATCAATTCCGAGTCACCCCCATATTGATAAATACAAATATACGAAAAAATAATTAAACTTCCAAATTTTTTATTTGTTTAAACTGTAATAAGTTTGGAAGATACAATTGAAGTTTTGGTATTTTTGGAGTTAATAAACGTATTGCTTTAAAATTTGAATCCCTTATTTGTTCATCTGTACCAGTCAGTCTCCAATTTAAATTTACATGTGTATAAAATGGATTATCTATGAATTTACTAAATCCTATATAATCTACTTCGTATATAGTTGATTCAGTATCATTTGCTTTTTGTATGAAATATCTTGTAACATACCCTCTTTTATAATCAATTTCAATTGGATTTGCCACATGAGTTTTTATCTTTACACTATTGTAAATTATATCAGGTCTATTTATTGTTTTGTATCGTTTAATATCTAACATATTATCTTGATTGTCTAAAGCTTCCTTCTATATCTGTTTTCCATAACATATCGGTTATAGTGTGCTTAACTGAAGTTACTTGAAAAAATCCAGTCTTTTCATAGTTTTTAGGTAATCCCAACACTTTAAATTTATCACCTCTTTTAATACCACTTATCCCATGTATTGTAAATGTAAATTTAATTGGCATAATAGGTCCTACTTGAGCGGCCGCTTTACCTTCAGCACTTTCATCATTTTGATTTTTAAAAAATTCAAAAACCGCTTGGTCATTAAAAGAAACCGTAATTACATCATCCTTTAAATCCCCAGCTCCAAATGAATGTTTATCATCGAATTGTGGTTTGGGCATCAATCCAGTTTTATCCAACATTAATTGTAAATTTTTTATCTTTGCTTCTTCCAATTCATCATCAGTAGGTCCTTCAGGAAGAGTTGCGTTTTTTGATACAGGTGGTTCTCCTCTATTTTTGATTGTTTTTAAGACTTGGTCCTCTTTATCAGTAAATAATCCTTTTGTATCTTTTGATTTAACATCTTTTTGACTTCCATTAATTGATTGTCCTAATCTATTACCAATTATCTGATTCATTTTTGCGCCACTAATATCCATATCCAATGAAGCATCTATAAAAATGGATTCATATCCAGCTAACGTAAAAGTAAATGGTTCTTGTGGTCCACTTGGTGTTAAATTTAAATCAACAACTCTTAATTCGGTATCATCTTCATCAGACATTATTTGAAAATCCCACAATCCACCAGCTGCAGATGACATCCCATTCAGTATTTGATATAATGCATTTCGCATGGTAAAGTTTTTTGTTTCCATTACACCTTTTGCAAAATCTAAATTAACATAAAGGTCATCTAATAATCCCCATTGCCCTTGGCTCTTTTTTAATCCAATAATTGAACCATCTACACTTTTATTTTGAAGAATTATTCCGTAACTCACAGCCACACCATTTTCTATATTACCTGCAGCTGGAAACATAAATGGTTTACCTGTATCCCTTACATTTAATATTGAACAATCTTCAGTTTCCGTAGTGTCTTGCGCTGGTGGTGGTTCACTACTTGCTGCCTTAGCTATACTAAATTTAGGCGCAGTTTTATTTGGTATAAATAATTTTCCTTTATCGGTACTAAATATTTTTTGGAATGCACAACAAGCTGTGGTTTTTGTATTTATTCTAGTTTTTACAATTTTGTCTCCTATCTTAAAACCCTCTATACCAATTTGATTAAGTATTTCCATTAATGTTCCAAATCTTATAAAAGCTTCATCTTTTATAATTTCCGTACCCGCTGGGTATTCAACCGGTGCTCCATCGGTTTGTTGTTCTTCATTATTTAAAGTTATCCCTAAAAGTGTAGTACCAGTTGTTAATTCATTTACTTTTGCTTTTACAGATTCATCAACATTTATAAAATTAGATGGACTTGCTATGGATGGATTTGTTATTAAGGATGCAACCCTTGTAGTTCTTCTATTTGATGGTAATCTATTAAATGCCATCATAAACCTTTTTTTACCCAAATCAGTTTCTCCAGATATTTGAGCAGTACTATATTCTTTTTCTGTTATTTTTGGAGTACCATCTTTATTTGTTTCCGAATTATCAGCTCCCATAAAATATGCAGGTAATTCTGTAAATCCAGTACATTTAACAGTTATTTCATAAGTATCCCCACTAGATGCCAATCCCCCTCCAGTTATAAATCCCAAATAGTTATCATAAGTTCCAAGTGATGCTGCTCTTGCTTCATTTACAGTTTTAAAACTTTGAAAATTAGCCACCGTAGTTGCGTTTAGTGTGGGCTTATATGATTTTAAAGATTCAGCAACGTTCCATCCCCATTCTAAAAATATAGTATATCCAGGTTCTAAAAAATATTCACATAAAGTATCAAGTTGTCCTTTAGTATAACATGTTATAGTAAACGATGCTTTTCTACTTAAAGTACCGGCCCCTTCATCAATTTCAATAGATGTAATATTTGGTTTAGGTCTAAATCCAGAATCATTGGCTTCTGCATATATCGCACCGCCACCCCAAGTAGTTCCTAATGTACCACTAGCTTTTCCATCACCATATATAGATGCCTCACCAGCTGCTCTAAATAATTTGAAATTAGGATTAGATAATAATACAAGTCCAGCACCAACACCAGACGATACCCTAACCCAAGCGTTTAATTGAGATACTGATTCGGGTTTTTCAACTCTTTTTTTTAATGCACTTCGTACATATCCAGATATGTTTGATAAATTAGGAAAACTTGACATAAATTAGTTTGTAAAATTATTACTTATTTGAATATAGTTTAATGGAATTCTTAATATAGTACCATCTTGCAATCCCATAGGTGCATCATGTATATTATTTGCAGCTGCAATAATCCACCATAATGATGAATCTTCGTAATATTGGAATGCCAATGTATCCAATCTGTCACCAGTTTCCGTCATTACATATACATCAGTATCTTTTAACGGAATATTTGGGTATATTTTTGTTCTATATACTTCTCTACCATCAAAAGTTTTTTTAATAGGATTATTATCGTATCTACTCATAATTGATATATTTAAAATTGACCTTCGTTAGTTATATTACCAAACGCATCAAATTCAGGTCCTGTACTTTTCTTTCTAGTAAATTTACCTTCGTTGGTTATATTACCAAACGCATCAAATTTAGGTCCTGTATCTTTCTTCCTATCGAATTTACCTTCGTTAGTTATATTACCAAACGCATCAAATTTAGGTCCTGCATCTCTTTTTTCTGAAGTAGCTATTGAGGATTTATTACCTTCGGATTCTTTATTAGCTTCTTTATTGTTTAAAGTTTTTAAATTAGTTTGTTTAAGAGTTTCAGATGATTCAACTTTAGTTGCATCTGATGATATGTTAGCATCGCCTGATTTTTGTGCATTAGTTGATTCACTTGGAACTGGTTTTGTTGAAATGTTAGCTCCCAATCTACTAAATCCATAGAATTGTTTACTATCAGTTGTACTTTTTGATTCCAATAGTTTCAAAGTAATTGAAACATCTATAACTATTGGTAATTTATAATCTTTAATTGAAACCTGCTTACCATTGACCGTAACTTTATCAGGTGTATCAATAGAACCAATTTCCCAACCAGCATTATCATCCATAGTATATGATAGTGACTCGATATAAGTAGGTTTATTTTTATATAAACTACCCAACGTAAGATATACAAATGGAGGAAGTGCATACGGACCTGAATATCCTTGGGGATACGCTAATCCGGTTAAAAAGTTTAATCGTTGCCAACATGCTATATGTTGTGTAGGGGTTGTTGAATACATTTTAAAATTAAAACTTACACTTCTTTCTATACTCGAATATGTATAATGGTTAAATGGAGAACCTATAAATTTTGCAGTATCCCATGATGGTGATACAGTTTCTGATATACCAGTTACCGTTGCTCTAAAATTTGCAGTTTCACCAGTAGCTACTGATTTAAATTTAAGTGTTATAAAATCAGTATCATCTAATAATGTACCATCCGATAATTTAAGCGGACCATTTGATGTATATGTTGTTTTTTCATTTAAAAAATCCAATTTATTAGCACTTTCTATACCATATTTGGTTTTTAAACTTTTTGATTTTTCTTTACCAGCATTTTTATTTTTTAGAGATGAATACATATTCATTTGTACATCAGTTCTGGATAAACCAGAAATACCACCTGCACTAGAAACTGCACTACTTGCTTTTATTAATGCTTGTAATTTTGTTGATAAATCATTTCTTAATTTTACATCATCCTGTGTCTCATCTACTGTTGATGAATATGTAATAACATCACCTGAAGTAGCTTCTGATAAATCTCCTACTTTTTTAGTACCGTCTGATATAGATTGCTGTCCTAACTTTCTACCCGATTGCAATCCACCTTTTGTATCTTTATCAGCAGATTTAACTTTATCCTCCGATTTTGCAAATGGATTTTGTTTTACATTTAAAGCACCTACGTTTCCTTTTGCTGCTTCAATTTGCTTCTTTTTATCAGGAGTTTGTTTTTCTTTTTCGTTTTTTGATGTAAGTATAGTAGAAAGGTCATTTCTTAACTTTACATCATCCTGTGTTTCATCTACAGTATCGGAATATCTAATTACAGAATCCGAAGTAGTTGTTGAACCTCCACTTTTCGTATCTCCAACTTTTTTACCAGCCGATACTTCTTGCTGTCCTACCTTTTTCGCTTGTGATAATTTTTGTTCACTTTCTTTTTTAATATCACCTATTTTTTGACCTAAGTTTGCAAATGGGTTTTGTTTTACATTTACAGGAGCGGTATTTCCTTTTGCTGCATCAATTTCTTTTTTCTTATCAGGATTTTGAGCTTCATTTTCTTTTTTTGCAGAAAGTATAGTAGATAAATCATTTCGTAATGTTACATCATCAGATGTTTCATCAACAGTATCCGAATATTTAATTACAGAATCATCAGTAGTAGATGTACCTCCACTTTTAGTATCTCCAACCGATTTTCCAGCTGATACTTCTTGCTGTCCTACTTTTTTTGCTTGTGATAATTTTTTCTCATTATCTTTTTTAATATCACCTACCTTATCACCTAATTTAGCAAATGGATTTTTTGATGTATTTACAGATTTTCCTTTAGGAACTAATTCATCTACTCTTTTTTGTACAGCAGGGTCAGCATTCTGTTTTGTCTCCTGTGCTACTAATATAGATGAAAGGTCATTTCTTTTGAAATAATCTTCATCAATTGGATTAACGGTATCTGAATATCTTGCAGTACTATCGTATTGAACATCATTTTCACCTTTTTTAGCAAGGTTTTGTGCACCTTGTTTTGGTGCTCCGAATAATTTTTTCTTAACTTCGCCTTTTAGTAAATTGATACCACCACCTAATATTTGGTTACCTATTTGTTTAGGAGTACCTTTTGCATTTTGAGCTAAAAACTTTCCAGCCAAATTACCAGCACCATCTTGCTTTATTTTAGCAAGTGTTGCCATTGTATCTGGCTCTTTACCTGCTTTGAAATCTTTATTTAAAGATATTCGGGTTGGTATTAATTTAGTTGGTAGTTGTACACCTATTTTATTTAATAATTCTAATCCTTTTTCTTTTCCTTTTTGAAATAAGTTACCAAGTAAACCACTATCTGCTGAATTATTTGGATTAACCGAATCTTTCATTGCGGAAACCATTTCAGTTTTTTGTGTACTTAATTTAAAAATATCAGTACCATATATAATAGGGCCTCCTAATTTAGATATTATTCTTAATCCAGTTACCTCTTGTTCTAATCTTGTTTCTCTAGTTCTTGATGATAGGTTTCTTCTTGCTATTTGTACAGCTTTAAATGGTAAATCCATAGCACCGGTAGAAGAACGTAATAGCATATCTTTACTATTACGAATTTCGTATTTTTCAGCAGCCGTTTTACCATCTACTAATTGTTTTGTTTTAAATAATTCTTCAATAGTCTTTCCCATCGTTATACTTTAGCGTATGAATTGGAACTAATTCTAGATACAACTTTACCTACATTAGAAGTAACTTTTTGTCCGTCTATATTTACTGCTATTTTACCAGCTATTAAATCTGCTCTCAATCCTTTTATTTCATCAATCAACTCACCGGTTCTATCACCACTCTCACCTTCACCACCACCCATAATTGCGGCTGCTCCTCCTGCTATCAATCCTAAAGCAAGTAATGCAGGTAGTGCCATCATTCCAGTAACAGCAACTGCTGCTAATGCTATTGATAATATAGTTAAAGCCCCAGCTAAACCTAATATTGGTAGAAAATCAATTTGTGATAATGCCGATATTTGTTCAGTAACAAATGGTATAACCGCTGATATAGCACCCATACCTCCTGATACAAGCATTAACCCTGCACCAAATAATATCATAGATGCGCCCAATGCTGCAATACCAACAGAACCTGCTAATATAAGTGGTAATATCATACCTATACCAGCTGCTGCTAACCCAAACATAACTAGTCCGGCTGCGGCTGCTAATACAGCATCTATTTTTAAATTTTCAATTAAACTCATAGCAAATGCAAATGGTATTAAAGCTGCTCCTAAAACGGCAACTGCAACTGCACCTTGCAACATAGCTCCTTGTGCTTTAGATAATATAAATGCAATACCAGCTAATCCGGCCAATGCAACTAATCCCATACCAACCGACTCCCAAGTAACTTCTCCGAATTCTTGAAATGCTTTTGCTGCAACAAATAAAGCTGCTGCTAATATCAATAATGCTACCGCACCTTTAATTAAATCTCCGCTTTTTATCTTAGACATTTTATTTGCCTGGTCAGCGGGTCCCGTTTGTGCTTGTGGTGCCATTGTTGTTGGTGATGGTGGAGTTGCTGGTGTTGTTGGTAATCGGTTTGCTTTAAAACGTTTATCAGGTAAACCATCTTTGGTTAGTGGTCCTGTTATTGAAGTGTCAGGTGTAGGAATTGGTGGTTTTGCTCCTCCAAAGAAACCTTTAATTTTGTCAAGTGCTCCCGAAGCCATACCTTTCACATCCATACCCATTTGTGCAAAAGAACCACCCATTTGTGCAGCTCCTAACACCAACCCACCCATAGTTTTTAAAAATCCACCAGATGCGGTTGCAGATGCTGTTATAGCTTCTGTAATTTGATTAAATGTAGAAACTTGAACAGTGCCATCATCATTTAATTTATCAGAATTAGCCGCCATCTTTTGGAATTCTTCAACTGATAATCCCAATAATTCAGCCGCCTTTCTCTTTTGGAAGATATCCATTTTATTGAATTCTTCTATACCACCTAAACTTTGTAATGTTTCTTTTACAGCCCCACCTATGTTTCCTTCGTATGCTAATGCTCTTGCTCTATCTAAATTAATATTTCTACCAAGCATAGCACCTAATTCCAATTCACTATTTATTGATGTTTCAAAATCTAAAAGGGAATCAGTTACTTTGGTTAATGAGTCCATACCCACTCCCAATTTAGCAGCTGATACAGCAGCCTTAGCTATATTCAATCCACCATCTTTACCATATTCCGCAAAAGCTTGAGCAGAACCAGCAACATCTTTCATTACCTGGTCAACAGGAACACCAGCTGCCTTTGCCATTTCTTTTGTTGTGGCTGCCATATCCATAGCAGTTGAAGCTGAACCATCGTTCATTCTTGCAAAACTACCAACTATACTAGCTGCTTCGTTACCACTAATACCCATATTAGTAGCCATTAAATTAGTATTTAATTGAGTACTAAAGGTTACATCTTTTAATCCACCAAATTCTTTTGATAACGATTTTGCTGTTTCTTCCGCATCATCAAATATAAAACTAAGTCCTAATGCTGAAAATTGGGCGGAATCAATAAATCCACCAAAACTTCTAATATTTTTTCCTAACTTATCTGCCGCAAATCCTGCTCCTAACAATCCCACACCCAATGCTCCCATTGGTCCTTTTGTTATCATAGATAAAGTACCAAGTACTCCTCTTATTGATTTTTTTACACCTTCGTATGCCTGAATTTGTGCCTCTATTAATTCTTTGGTTTCCTTAGTAATCGTACCATATTTTTGGGCCGCAGCCAAACTATTTTGTTGTGTATCTAACGATGCTAATAATGCATTAGCTTCTGCTTCTGTAATTTCACCGATTGATTCTTTTACTGTAATGGCCTCTCTTAACTTATTAAGTTGAGCATCATACGCAGTTGAAATGGATTTTTGAGTTTCCACATCTTCCGGTCCAGTTTCTGCCATTTTTTGCTGCAATCCTTGCAATTCTGATATACCAGTTAAAGTACTATCTAATAATACTTTTTTATTTTCATCAGCTATTAATGAAGCTTGGACAGATGATAATGATGATTGTACAGTTACTAAACTTTGCTTCTGAACATCTGTTAATCCTTTATATACTTTTGAAATTGAAGATAACCCATCTGCTTGCTGTGCGTATGCGTTAGCTATATCAAGTTCAACTTGCTTAGTACCCAACAGCCGTTTTGCTCTTTTTTCTTGAATAGCAATATTTTTAGCAAGAAGTATTTCTTGTTTGTATAGTTCATCAGATTCTGCAGAACTCAACTCTCCTTCTTTTGTTTGTAACTCAAGAATTCTAGTTCTATATTTTTGAATTCTTTCTAAAATAGACAAGGAAGCTTCCGCCGCTCGGGCGGCATCTCTAGCTGCTCTTTCTTCTGGAGTTAGTGCCATTTATTAAATTACTTTTTTAATTCTTTTGCTATTCTTCTTAATTCTTCACCCCTATCTTCAATATCTTTCATTAGTTTAATTGCATGTGGTGGTAATTTGGCTTGTTCAGCTTTTTTGATAATACTATTAGCTGCTCCAGTTGATAACCCATCGAAAAATCTAGCTACGAATCTATCAGCAACATCGAATATACCTTCTTGTTTAATTTGTTTTTTATTATTCATACAAATAGTGTTTATATTCTATAAATATTGACAAATAAAAAAGTGAGGATATTAACGCATCCTCACTTTGTTTGATTTCATTTTTGATTGAGCCTTTTTATGTTCTTCAGCTTCTTTTTTCTTAAGTTCTATCAACTTATTAAAATAAAATTTACGAAGATATGTTGGCATGTGATAAACCTCTGACCAAGTAAACCCATTACTGAATTGAACCATTTCCCAAATTTGAGAATGTAATTGGGTTCTATAATCAGTTGGAAGGGTAAAAAAAGTTAATCCCGAATGGGATATCTAGCGCCTCCATCTCACCAGTTATTTCAGATGTAAATTGGAATTTCATATCCAAATCGGGTGATATTTCTTTAACATAAGCTCTAAATGCTTTTGTATCCTTTGCTAAAAATGAATTAACTACCCATCTATTTACAAAACCTCTATCCTCATTACCATCTACTGAAACAATCATATATTTCAAACGAGTTGTAACATCAAATGATGTGCCAGAATTCTTATTTAATTTTTCTAAAGCTTGTATTTCTTTTGTAATTTCTTGCTCATCACCATGTGTAAGTAATTTAAAAATAACTTCAGTTCCAGTTGATGGTAATTTGAATGTATATCTATTTTTTGAATTTAATACATCATCATCAACATCTTTTGTTTGAACTTTACCTAAATCAATAACAACAGTTTGCTTTTCTAATGAAAATGGGTCAGTCATTTCTATTTGATAATCAGCACCATATCCTAAAATACGAGTTGCCATTAAAATAGCGTTTTTATCACCAATATAGATATCATTTGGATTTACTCCAGGTTCAACTAGAACCGATTCAAATAGTTTATCTAATACAATACCTTTTTTAATAAGGTTTTGATTTGCAAGGATATCTTCTTCTCTAGCTGTCATATATTTTATTTGACAAGTACCACCTCTCAATGGATGTCCTTCAGGATATACCAATCCTTTTGATGGTAATTCAATTGTTTCCGTTGGAAAATCAAATTTCAATGCCTCTACCTGTTTAGGTGTTGGGGTTTGCTGTGCAATATTAACTTCTGCCATAACTTTATATCTTTTTTAGTTTGTATATATAAATACATTAAATTAAAATTTTTGAAAATAAAAAAACCCCCACCATTTCTGATGAGGGTTGTCCTTCGGTAGCTTCCGTAAGGAATATTTTAGAATTCTAAGATTGCGTAATCGTAAGCCAAAGATAATTCAATAGTTGCTGGTTCGTTTGAATCGAATGCAACATCACCAAAATTTGCAGATATAATAAATGCTCCTTTTAATTTCCATTGTTCAATTTTATCACCAACAGGTCCTAACATATAGAAATCTATATCTTTTTTATAGAAATCTGCATATCCTCGTCTACCAGTAATTGATTCGTGTCCTAAACGTACCCACTCCATTACCGCTTGTGCTCCAGATGGAACAATTGGGTCATACAATGTTACAGTTATATCCTGCCACTCACCCTTACCTTGTAACTTTCTTTTAATGTTGATGTGGTCTAACACAATCGGTTCAAATGTGATTGAAGGTCTAGCTGCTGCTTTAACCATATATGAAGGAATTCCATCGATTTCCATCACATATCTATTTTTCATCTTAGGTTCGAAGTTCGTATAGAACATCTTATCAAACTCTAGTATTTCTGCCATTTTATTATCCTTTTTATTATATTAATAAATATCTACTTTGTTGTTTTTTGTATTATGCGTTAAAACTTGCTCCAGTTGGTAAGATGTTGAAATCTATTACGATAAATTCCGCTGTCTTAGCCGGTTGTAAGAAAATTTGTCCAGCCATAATATTTCTATCAATTACATCAGGTGTATTGTTAGTTTCATCCATCACAACTCTGAATGCGTATAAACCTTGTCTTTGTTGGATTGCCTCTAAATAAGGGTTTACAGTATTTAAGAATCGTGCTCTAGTTGTTGCTGTGTTTTGTTCGAACACTAAGAAACGAGAAGTAGATGCGATGAACTTCTTAACAGTGATAAGTAATCTTCTTACGTTGATTCTATCAAGTGCAGATGCTCTATCTTGCAATGTCTTCTGTCCGAATGCTACAATACCTTGTCCAGGGAATGCTGCGATTGGGTTTACTTTGTTCTCATATAGAGTATCTCTTTCAGAATGTGTTAATCTATTCAATACACTAACTGCTCCAATAATACCACCTCTATTCAAACCAGCAGGTGCGAACCATTCAGCTGCCAATCTATCGTTTGCAGCGAATACAGCCGGCATCAATACTGATGGTGGAACTGGTATTAATTTATTTGTGTTAGCATCTACCGTCTTAATCCAAGGGTAGTAAGTTGCTACATAGTTAGAATCTACTTCGTTTGCTTTTTCAGTTGCTTCAGTTATAGATGCACCTACATTCACAAAATCAGCGATATAGAAACAATCTTGTCTATCTTCAACCATATCAATTACTCTATTAGTAATAGTTGGGTGTTCAGAACGAATAATACCAGGAGTTACAACTAAATTGATATCGTATTCATCTGCATTTGATATAGCGTTGATTGCTTTAGTATATGCAATTGAACCATTAGAAGCTGCAGTAGCGCAATTAAATCCTTGTGTGTTTGCTGATGTTATTGGTGTACTTATATTAGCCTTTATGGTTGGATTTAAACCATCAAATCCTTCTTGGAATGCAAGAACGAATTGTCTATGAACCATATCAGATGATGCAGAACCAGAAAGACCCATAAATATACCATTCGAATCAAATGCAAATATAGTGTTTGCTCCAGTTTGTGCACTTTCAGGAATTGGTTTTAAATATTGTCTATTATCATCTGCCACACCAGCAGTTTCAAAATCAAATCCACTAAAATATATTGGAGATGATGATGTATTAACTACCGAACCAGTTTGATATACTACGGCCGGAATTTGTTGTGCTTCTGCATCATTTGTTGCTCTAATTGGGTTTGTATATGCTCCATGTCCAAATGGTGCTGCTGAAATTGGATTTCCAACACTATTTTCAGCCATTTCAACTCTTATAAATTTTGACCTATTTGCATAATCGCCATATTCTGTTATTTTACCAGAAGATTCAATTTCATTATATCTGTCACCAATTCTCTTAGCAATGTAGTTAGGAGAAGCAGGGTCTAAGTTTACATTATTAAATGTTTCAATCACACTCTTTCTCTTATCGGTATCACCAAATGAACGGATTGTTACAGTAAATGTAGAGTAATCAGTTGAACCATCTTCACCAGCTGCTTTTACATTAGAAATACCAACTTTAAATTTAGTATTATATGTTGTACCATGTCCTAAAGTTACAAATTTGAAAAGGTCATATCTCTCACCACTAATCAATTGAGATTTAACAAAAGGAGTTTCTGCTGTTTTAACATCACCATAAACTTGATTTGGTAATGGGTCAGTAGATACTACAATATTATTTCCAAGAGAACCAGTGTATAAAGCTGCAATGTTTTCAAAATAGTTGTATGTATAAGCAGCTTTTGAACCAAATGGAGATTCACCAAATACATCCGATAAATCATTAGTAGCTGTTGGTAGGATTGATGCCGATACATTTACACCTGCAGCCAATGTGTTAATCACAAATGAACCATCGGTTGCATCGTTACTAACTATTGTTGATGATGCAAATCCAACACCTTCATCTCCGACAGCGGTTGAATATAACACTCCAACTAATTTAGTACCTAAACTTTGGTTAGATGAACCGGATGCAAAAATACCTAAAGGCGCAGTTTGGGTGTAACCACCTATACCACCAACCCTTACGATTGTAGCCGTTCCAGCTTCTCTTAAATAGTTTTGTACTGCGTGTTCAGTATAATAAGTTCCATCAGGAGTTCCGAAGATTTCTTCAAACTCTGATTGCGTTCTAACAATAGTAGGAACGAATGCAGGTCCTTGTTTAAAAGGTCCTATAAATGCTGCTCCAATTTCACCAATTCCTTGCGCTAAGAAGGATAGGTCATTTTCTCTTGTGAATACGCCAGGTGATACGATTCTTTCTGCCATTTTATTTCTTCAATTTGTATTTTAGGTTTGTATTTGCTAGTTGTGAAATACAGATATAAATATAAAGAAAATATCCAAAACACAAATTTGTTTATAAATCTGCACTTTGGATATTTAACAATAAAAATTTTTATATTTTTTATTAAACAGGTGGAGTATCTGCCACAGTTGGTTGAGCAGAACTACCAGATGTTGGAGACCAAGGTAAATCCGAACTACTAACAGTTATTGTTGCAAATTTGACATCATCTATTTGCTTTTGTATTTGTTGATTGATGTGATTCATATAATTTGATGAAGTTGAACCACTTACAATATTTTTAACCCAGTCTAATACTAATTCTTCTGTTAAATCACGATAGTCTATAAAACCATCACCATTTAGGTCTTGAATTGTAAATGGAGTTGCTCCGTTAAATGTACCAGTATTACCATCGGTATCGGTACCTGTTAATGTCCATTGAGTACCAACAATAACATCAGAAAGTTCTTCTGTGTTTTGTTTTTTAAGTCCTATTAATTTCCATTCGTATGTTAATGCCATAATAATTTATTTTATGTTTATATTCTATAAATATACTTTATTTTATTTTTTTAATAATTCCATCAATTGTTTCTTAAGTTCAGCTATTTCGGATTTCATTTCATCCATTTCGGTTTGTTGTTCTTTAATTGCTTCTACTAATACAGGTATCAATCTATCATACTTAACAGTTAAATAATGTTCGCCAGATATTGATGTTCCATCAGCTTCTATATCAAATGGTGCTGGTTGAACTAATTCCGGACATACCTTTTGAACTTCTTGTGCCGATAGACCCAATTGAATACTATCATCGGTATAACCCCATTTTTTTGCAGTTTCATTATTTGTATAATAGAAACCTCGTAAACTCATTATTTTAGAAAGTGCGTTTGGAATTGGACCAATAACATCTTTTAATCTTTCATCTGAATAATATGCAGTTACGTTACCGGTTACATAAAGGTCATTGCCATTAAAGAATCCAGAACCATTGATGTTACCAGTACCAGATGCTGACATATAATCATCAACATTACCATAGGTATTATATGAATGGAATACAACTCTACCACAAGCCGCAAGTCTTAAACGGTCATGTATAGTTGATACATCAGGGTCATTACCTTTGAATATCAATAATTCTGATTCATCCCCATTTCTCCAAATTCTTTCTATTATAGCTCCGTGGTTATATGAGCCGGGGTTATCACCAACAACTCCATAGAAACGAATTTCATTTGATGTGGAAGATCTTGGTGAAATTTGTATAGCTCCTATTCGAGATGTACCAGTAGGGTCTATATAAGTACCGGTATCATTAGAATCGTAGAATATTGGTGCTCTAAACGATTCAGCTGCTTCTATATAAGTCGTACCCCAACCTATATTTCTTCCCATTAATAATCTTCCACCAGAATATATGAATACTGATTCAACTGAAGTTCCACTATCATGTATTGAAAATTCCCATTCATCTGCACAGTTTGCTAATATACCAGTTGTAATACTACCAGCCCAACTACCATTTTGGAAGTTATAGTTATATGATGTACTACCTATTTGAAGTACACCCGGATATCCATGATTATAGTTGTTATCACCAACACATAAATTTCTTATAAATGATTGACCTGTTGGGTCGGTGTATCTACCTGTATCGTTTTGGTCATAGAATATTGGTGCTCTAGAACTACCATTTGAGTATGAGTTACCACCTCTATCAATGTAGAAATCAGTAGTACCCCAAGAACCATTTCTATGTCCGTGGTCGTGATTAATTCTAAAAAATCCAGAATCATTATATCCGTATCCACAACTCCATGTTTGACTATCAAATCCGTTAGAGAATAAAATAGAAGGTCTATCAGCTCCACCATTTGCTTCAATACGGAATTCACCAGTTATACCCCAAGAGTGGTTACCATAACTATTTGTTACCAACATAGTACTATTGTTTCCCGGTGCTGAACCTGTTTTTGTAATAGTTACAACTTGTCCATTTGATTGAGCAAAATTACTAAATCCATTAGGGTTTACATAATATGAAGTATCATTAGAGTCATAAAATATTGGTGCTCTCATATCACCATTTGCTTGCATTACACCATTACTATTAATGAATGCAATTTCAGTACCTACTCTTTGGAATGAGAATATGTTATTTCTATATCCTTGACTAGGCCCATCTACAGTTTGACAATTAAAATCAATATATCCACCCCATAATGCAATACCATCGTTAAAGTCATTATTTAAACGAATTCTTAATTGAGATGCTTCACCACCATCAATACCAGTAAAGTAAGTGATTGCTGCACCATCTGAAGGTGTATTATAATCTGAAAAGAATTCAATATTTGCATATCCAGACGGACTTGCTGATGTTGGGTGTAAAATTAAGTTTGCTAATGGTTGGGAGTATGAACCCCTTCCCGTTGCCAATGTTGGGTAAATTCTACTACCATTTAATCTACTTTCACCATTCGGGTCAACATATCTACCAGTATCATTTGCATCATAGAATATTGGTGCATCTACTCTACTATTATTATAGAAGTGTCCTCTAGTGTCTATTGCATATCCAGGTTCACCACCACCAATAGCACCCCAATCGCCTTGTGAACCTAAACCAATGTTTCCATTTTCACGGAATCTCATAAAGGTTGTACCAAGATAACCAGCAATACCATTATGTGGATTCCAGTTACTATTTCCTTGAGAACCATTTGAAAATCCTATATCTAATGAAATACCATCACCAGTAGAACCAAACACCCATTGTCTATTATTTAATCCATTATGAACGAATTGAATTGTAGGTCCGTGATTTGTATTTGATGTTACCGTATGGTCTAATGTTAATACAGGATAATTACCTCTAATGTAAACCATAGGTCTTACGTTACCATCCAACAACGAATAAGGTGTTGATGTATCTCCTACAATAATCCTATTACCAACAACACCACCAGCATAACCAGAAACGTACAAATCACGTCCAATTCTAGCATTTCCGCCAGCAGGGTCTACATAATATCCAGTATCATTTAAATCATAAAATATTGGTGCTCTAACATCTCCAGGAAATTCAACTCTTTGCGTACCCCATCCAACGTTTTCACCAATAGTCCAAGCTAAGTTTTCATAAGAAATTTGTCCTAAGTTTTGATTTTCATCTAATGCAGTAATTGATGATTTAGCCGATGAACGTAACATAATATTAGAACCACCAGCTTGTCCAAAGCCTCGTCTATCATTACCACCATGTCCAACTATTAAATCAGCTTCTACATATCCACCGTATGCACCATTTCTAGAAACTTCTATTCTATTCAATAGACTACGTTCTGCTGCATTTATAAAATAAGCAGTGTTATCATTATCATAAAATATTGGTGCTCTAAATGATGCTTGCGCGTATCCATCTCTACCAACAATTACGTCACCATTATTTTGGTCAACTCTAAATTTCTCATAAGCCGTTCTATTACCACTTACTCTTGAAGGTACAGTAAATGAACGAATTTGTCCAGTTGAACCTTCGGATGTAAATGCAAACATATTGTTTGGATTATCATGCCACAATCCCCATCCAGTATATGGCTCATAATCAACAAATATACCAGTCCAACCTTCTGCTGTTTCCTGTTGTATTGCCAAAGAACCTCCAGATGAACCAGTACCACTTGATACTGAAAGAATTGCCGGTCTATTGTAATTTGCTGCTCTTAATGAACCTGCAATATTAATTGAAGTTCCAGTATCAGCCGGATTTAAATAAAATGCCGTATTATCTCTATCCGCAATATAAGGAACGAATAATGTATTTGTTATTCTTACGTTTTGGTCACCAACACCAACCCCCATTAATTCAGTTGTAGAAACACCAGGTGAGTCATTCATAAATCTAGTACCACCATAAGCAGGGTTACCACCTATTTCAACACCAGTGTGCCATCCTAAAGAAAGTCTTGTATATGTAGCAAGTCCATTACTATATGGTGCCTTTACATACATCATATAATAAAGATTTCCATCGGTTCTAGCTCCAGAACTAATACCAGTAGATGAACCTACAGATGATGGGTCTGAATTACTATCTGCTAAATTTATGTGTCTAGTAGTTCCACTACTTTGTCCTGTTCTAAAGAAGAACGTACCATCATTATCATAAAAACTATCACCCCAAATTTGAGGTGCTCTGAAAGAAGAATCTACACTAGCATCACCAGCAGCACTTAATGTAAATCTTTGTATATGACTTGCACTCCCTGCTTGTCTCAATGCAATACCAAATACACCTTCATACGTTCCGGTTCCTTTATATGCTCTTAAAGATGCTCTATGGTGTTGTCCATCGGTATCATTAGTACTCATACCAATTTGAACTCTTTGACCGGATGCTAAATTTTGTACAAACAATGCATCATTAAAATCACCATTAGCTATATTATGAGCCAATGTTAAAAGATATTGAGTGGTAGAACCAAATATACTAGAACCATTTGGATTTAAGTAATATGCCGTATTATCTATATCGTAATAAATCGGTGCGTACATACCCACACCAGCTCTCATTTCTGATGTAGCTTCGTATGTTCTTGTTCTTTCAGCATCAATATCAGTACCATCATAAACAGTTGCAGATGCTAAGTAAGTATAGAATGTTGCGGTTGAACCACCTACAATATAAAAGAAGTGAGTTGATGAGAATGATGCCGTACCAGAATGAACAAGGAATGCATAATCCTGATATTGACCCGTACCTGCATTTGATGTCAACCATTCACCAGTACCATTAGAACCAATAGAGTTAGATGCCCATTCAACACTTCTACCAACAGGTATCTTCATTTTGAATACACATAATAACCTTCTACTTGAAGGACCCGTACCTGCTGCGAAGTACCAACCACCATAACCAGGACTTGTTCCGTTTGAAGTGGTTGGTGCATGTTGAATTTCTAATACAAATCCACTTCTATTTGGCATATTAGCCGCAGTTCCATCAATAAACGAACCATTTTTTCTTGTTATGGTTACAGCTGAACCACCTGCATTGTTGTATACCTGAATTGAGTTACTACCATCTTGAAATTCTTCATCCGGATATAATTTGTATCCAGTTGGTTTTAACATACCCCAAATTGCGTTGATAGTACCCGTTGCTGTATTTGAACCAACACTATTTAAAACTTTCAACCCATCAATAAAAAATTCAGCAGCGTTTAATTGAGATACATTTGAATATCCATTAGGGTCTATATAAAATGCAGTGTTGTTACTATCAATAAATTGTGGTGCTCTATAAGAACCTCTTGCTTCAGCATATCCTGAATATATTCTTGTTTCCCAAGTATCACCAACACGTGTTTCATGTCTATCAGAGTAACCTAATATAGAAGTAGTAGGTGTTCCACCCGTACTACCAGCAGTTGCTCTAAATCCAATTACCGATACACCATTTGCAGCTGGGTATAATCTAATATTTTCATTGTAATTATTGTTGTTAGCAGTATTATAACTCAGCCACATGTTATTACCAATGAATATACCATCAGCAGGTCCATTTAATTGGATAGGAACTAAACCACTAACCGGGTCATAAAATCCAGTTGAAAGTGAGTTGTTGTTCGGCATCCAAATATATGAGTCCGAACCTTCCATTCTAATATCACCCTGAATTCTTAAATCATTTAGGTTTGAAGTGGATGCCCCATCTATAAAATATGCTGTATTATCCGAATCATAAAATATTGGTGCTCTAAAATCTACGTTAGCAGTAATATTTCCAGAACTATTAATATTCATTCTTAAACTTCCACCAGTAGCATGAGTAATTGCATTATGTGTATAAAAATCTATTTGAGTTGCTGGGTTAGCTTCATATATATTTCCTCCAATATAAATTTGGTTTGCGGCTGCACTATTATATGCTCCTATAATGGTTGTTCCTTGTGCTTGTGATGTTGCATTATAGTGAGTACCAGTTAAAGTTGAAAATTTATTAGTACCTTCACCAGCAGGTCCCATTAGGATATTACCACCAGAACTATTACCAGCAGCAGTTAATCTTATTTTATTAAATGATGGGGAATCGGATGTTCTAACTGCTTGGTTTAGATAATCAGAAAATTGATAACCATCCCATAAATCCGCATCTAATCCAGTACCAGCTCCATCATTCGCACTATGCCAAATTGTTCCACCAATATGCCCTTGATTTGCGGTAGTCATTGTTACCCATCCAACCGATGACCAAGTTGTATTATCCGTTCTATTTCTTATTTTGAATCCTCTAACAGGAGTATTGTATTCAAACTCCATTTGGACTGTTCCAGTAGACCCACCCATATTAGTAGACCATAATCCCGAACTATATCCTGTATAACTTAAGGTTCTAAATCCATTATCAACATAAGTATCAATACTAGTACCAGTTCCTCCACTTAAATTTCTAAAGAACGATGAATTTTGCTGTCCACCTAAATAATCAGAGTTTAAGTTACTAACTAAAGTTGTAGATGATACTACGAATGGTGATGTACCAGTTGCTACAGTTGATGTTATTCTATTGAATGATGGTGAATCGGTTGTACGAACATTTTGATTCATTAAATAAACTTCAGTTGCACCTAATCCAGTATCAATTGTACCACTAAGAACTACGTTACCACTTACTGATAAAGTATTATCTGCTGTCCATCTATCAGTACTTTCATCCCAATAGAATGATACCGTT